CCGAAAATGTAAATACGCAACAAGTTTTCTTCATTCCAAGAAGTACAACTTTCACCAATGTATACGTTACGGATGAGCAAACAAATGTAACGACTGAAATAACTGGTTATGTAATTTCTGATTTTGGTTATTACATTCAATTAAGAGGTGTTTTTAACCTTAAAGAAAATCATTTTTATACAATCGAAATAAAGAATAATTCAGATATAGTTTTTAGAGATAAGATATTCTGTACAGACCAAAGTACATCTACATTTTCTGTAAACAATGCACAATATACAAGCAACACAACAACAAACGAATTCATAGTTTATGAGTAATAACGTACACATATTAAATTTAGCAGCGTATTCAACACCTACTATTCAAGAATCTAAAAGGGATGCGTGGGTGGAATACGGCGAGGATAACAATTACTATCAATTCCTTATAGATAGATATACGAATAGCACAACGAATAACGCTATTATAAACAATATTTCACGACTTATATACGGAAGAGGTTTAAGTGCGTTAGATGCGTCTAAAAAGCCAAACGAATACGCACAAATGATGGCTTTATTCAACAAAGATTGTGTGCGTAAAATCTGTATGGATAGAAAAATGCTTGGACAATTTGCGATTCAAGTGCATTATTCTGAAGACCATTCCAAAATTCTTAAGGCTTATCACATTCCTACTAATTTAATTCGTGCAGAAAAGTGCGATGAAGAAGGAAATATTGTTGGTTATTACTATTCTGATGATTGGACAGATGTAAAGAAATTTAAGCCGCAAAGATATTCAGCATTTGGCACGTCAAAAGATAAGGTGGAAATATTATTTTCAAAGCCTTATGCAGTTGGAATGAAATATTATAGCTATCCTGACTATCAAGGTAGTTTGCCGTATGCGATGTTGGAGGAAGAAATAGCTGATTACTTGATAAACGATGTTCAACGTAGTTTTAGCGGAAAAGTGTTATTAAATTTTTCAAATGGAATACCTACAGAAGAGCAGCAAGAACAAATAGCATCTAAAATAACTGCTAAACTTACCGGAGCGCAAGGAAATCCAGTAATTGTTGCATTTAATCGTAATGCAGAAAGTGCTACTACAATAGAATCAATTCCTGTAGATAATGCACCGGAACATTATTCATTTTTAAGTGAGGAATGTTTGCGTAAAATAATGCTTGGTCACAATGTAACTTCTCCACTTATTTTTGGTGTAGCAACTTCAAACGGATTTGGTTCAAATGCTGATGAATTACGCAACTCGATTATCCTATTTACAAATATGGTAATTACACCAATGCAAAATGAAATACTTGAGGCATTCGATGACATTTTAGCGTTTAACGGAATTAGTTTAAACCTACAATTTGAAGACTTAAACCCATTAGATTCGGAGGGTGACTTAACTAATAACGAAGGTAGTAAAGTAATTGAGGGCATTAACTCACTTTCTCCATTGGTTGCAAATAAAGTTCTTGAATCAATGACTCCAAACGAAATTCGTGCATTGGTTGGTTTAGCACCGGAAGAGGGTGGTGGTAATTTGAAAGATGATAGCGCATTTAGTTTAAGTTCAATTGATGAATTAGACCTATCAGCATTTGGAGAAGATGTGCCGGAAAATTGGATGCTTATAGATGAAACGGAAGTTGATTACGATTCCGAAGATGAGTTGGATAATGAAATTGAAAGCATAAATAAAAAAACACCTTCTTTACTTTCTAAAATATACAACTTTGTAAGCACTGGAACTGCATTTCCTCGTTCAAAAAGTGAACAAGATGATGTTGTAAATGATTTTAAATTCATTACACGCTACAAATATAGCGAGGGATTGTCTGCTAATAGTAGAGATTTCTGTAAGTCAATGGTAAATGCTAAAAAAGTTTACAGAAAAGAGGATATATTAAGAATGAGCAGCACGGCAGTTAACAAAGGTTGGGGTCCTGAAGGTGCTGATACTTATTCTATTTGGTTATACAAAGGCGGCGGAGATTGTCACCACAAATGGATTAGACAAACTTTTGTAGCACTTGGTGCAAATTCAGGAATTGACCCTTTGTCTCCCAATGCTAAACAAGTATCTGTAGCAAAAGCAGAAAAGGCGGGTTATAGAATTAGAAATCCAAGAGAGGTTGCAATGAAGCCTATAGATATGCCATACAATGGATTTTTACCAACTAATAAAAGATTTCAATAATGGCAGAAGCATTACTAATAACCCGAGAAGACATCGTAAGATATACTGCGATAAATGGAAATGTCGATGTAGACAAATTTATTTCGTTTGTGAAAATCGCACAGGACATTCATATGCAGAATTACTGCGGTACAAAGCTACTTGAAAAGATTAAAGCTGATATCATAGCGAATACTTTGAGTGGCAATTATTTGTCTCTTACAACTACTTATTTAAAGCCGATGTTAATACATTGGGCAATGGTTGAATATATGCCATTTGCTGCGTACACAATAGCTAATAAAGGAGTGTATAAACATAGCAGCGAAAATAGCGTTAACGTAGAAAAGAATGAAGTAGATTTTCTTATCGAAAAGGAAAGAAGTATTGCGCAGAATTACACAGAAAGATTCATTGATTATATGAGTTTTAACAATGCGTTATTTCCGGAATACTATACAAATTCAAACAACGAAATTTCACCTGATTCAATGAATAATTATACTGGTTGGTATATATAACAAGATAAGATATGGCAAACACAATAGGATGGGGACAAGCAGCGGTGAACAACACCATTGATTGGGGTAAAGGCAAAACGAATAATACAATAGGATGGGGTACAATTTATAGTTCTTCACCTTATGGGGATACGGATTTAGTCGGAACACCTGCTGGAGACGCAGATGCACTTGCTTTTATTTCAGCTGCTGCGATTACTGATGCCACACAAAAGAGAGCAATTGAAACACTTGTTGTTGACTTAAAAGGTTATGGCATATGGACTAAAATGAAAGCAATCTATCCATTCGTTGGTGGAACGGCAAGTCAGCATAAATTTAACCTTAAAAATCCATTAGACACAAATGCAGCATTTAGATTAGTTTTCAACGGAGGATGGGTACATTCTTCGACAGGCGCATTGCCAAATGGAGTTAATTCTTGGGCGAATACATTTTTAACACCAAGTTTAACACAAACTGTAAACAGTAACTCAATTGGTGCTTATTCAGGAAATGTAAGCAATGCAACCGAAAGAACTTTAATGGGTGCTTACGGTACAACTATGTCTGTCTTATTTAATAGCTCTACTTTTTTAGGCGCTCGTTTAAATTATAACGCCATTACTTATCCTCTTGTTGGTGATTCAGGTTTATTAATGGCAAGCAGAACAGATTCAACAACTACAAAATTGTATAAAAATTCAACAAATTTAGGAACAGCAAATAGTGGTGGGACTATACTTTCTGATAATCAAATTTATTTAGGCACAATGAGTTTTGGGGTTAACACACCTTATGGTGCATGGTCAATAAATCAATTTAGATTAGCATTTATGGCAGATGGATTTAGCCCAACTGAACAAGCTAATTTATACACTGCCGTACAAACCTTCCAAACAACATTATCAAGAAATGTATAAGATATGAAAATAACAGATTTAACAACCGAAGAAAAGGCTATATATGTAGGTCTTTTGACAATCGAACAAAAGGACTTATTAGTAGGTCAATTGTTTGATGAGGATAGCTATTTCAATCCTATCCAAGACGATAACGATAATTGGATTATTTCAATAGAAGAAATTGAGCAGAATCAAAATCCAACTTTTATATGGTTGCAAGATTTAGAAATGATAATTTTTGTACCGAAAGTAAATCCTTTACCATTTTGAAATTAACAAAACCGAAAATTAAAGACATTCAAAAGTTGAAAGTCTACCTAAAAAAAATAGACAATGGCAGAAGTAAAGATAAGTGATTTAACACCTAAAGGAAGTAATCTGATAGCAACGGATTTGCTTGTTGTTTCAGAGGATATTGGTGGCGGTTTATACGAAACTAAATCCATTACTGGTGACGAGGTTTTAAATGCCGTTGCAAAAACTGCCGTTGCAGTAAGAAACCAAACCGGAGCGACAATATATAAAGGAACAATTGTATACATATCCGGAACATCTGGTGGAAAAGCATTGATTTCTAAAGCTAAGGCTGATAGTGAAATAACAAGTTCCAAAACATTAGGTGTTGTAACTGCTGACATTGCAAACAACGCAAATGGTAATGTACTGTCAAATGGTTTATTGACCTTATTAGATACACGTACAACGGCTACGAATCCATTTACAACAGTTACTTTAGCTATTGGAGATGACCTTTATTTGTCACCAATTACTGCAGGATATGTGACAAATATTAAGCCTATTGCACCGAATAATATGGTCTCAATTGGTAAGGTTTTAGAGACTTCTGCAACTACCGGACAAATTTTGTATTCAATTGTTAATGGATATGAACTTGGTGAATTACATGATGTTGATACTACTGGCGCAACAGATGGAAATGTACTTGCTTTAACCGGCGGAATTTGGAAGCCTAAAAACTACCTTGATGGAATCGTAATGCGCACACCTGATTTAACAAAACAATATTTAGTATCAATTAACAACGCAGGAAATCTAATTACAACGCTTATAGTATGACAGAATCTTCTTTTGAACTGATAAAAAAACATGGTGCAACGGGTGTTTTATTTTTGTGGCTTATTGTTACAAATATGAAGGTAAACGAAATCGAAGGGCGGTTATACGATTGTTTAGAAGATTCAGCACAAGCAATACATTTTGATAAAACACATAAGCAATATGAAACACCAATCCAATACTTCGCTATTCTACAAGATAAAAAATACAAGTATGCAAATCGTAAGAGATACTTTAAAGCCTAAAGGTAAATATGAAATGAAGCGAATAGCCGCATTCATTTCGTTTCACTTTGCAGTAATTTACGCTTTTATTCCTATGTTTTGGCTTGTTTTTGAAGTAAAGGAATTTGTATTTTGGGGATTTCTTGCGTATTCTGGCACAGCAATAGGCTTAAATGTATATAATAAAAAAATAGATAAAGATGCGGTTTAATTATATACAGTTTCTAACGTGGTGTTTTACGTTATTAGTTAGCATTTACGCTATGTTTTTGCTTTCAGGATGTACTGCTTCATATCATTATAAGAAAGCAACGCAGAAAGGCTTTAAATGCACATTAGTAAATGATACTATTACAATAAATAAGATAGATTCAGTTATTATCAATGGCGAAAAAACGTATTACATAACAAAATACGATACAATTGTACAAACTAATTCGGTTTATATACCAAAAACTCGTTATGAAACAAAGATTGAATGGCGCAAAGTAAGGGACACAATCGAATTATTACGCTATAAAACAAAGGTAAAGTATAAGGTAGATTTAAGACAAAAGAAAAACGAGAAAGGTGTTAATTGGAATATTATTGTTATATGTGGAATTGTTTTAGTATTTTTAGGTTATAAAATATTTAAATAATAACAAAAATGTATGGGCAACGTAAGAGAATATACCGATTTACAGCTACTTGCGAGGGTTGCAAATCTACCTAACTTTAAAGGATTTCCTAAAAGTGGAGTTTTAGATGTATGGGTACGTTCAGATGAAGATGAGTTTGATAGATTCGACGATAAAGTTTATTCATTCGATTGTTTTCCTGCACAAGAGCCTAAATTCAAAATGGTTTGTTCAGGCACATCTAATGCCGGAGCAGTTGGATTAAAAAAGTTTGCAGAATATAATGGACTTGGTTGCGCAGTATTGAAATCAGATTGGATAGTTTATAACTCACATAGCTACGGATTACATAAAGGAAAACCTGCATATCGACAAGCTAAAGGATTTCCGTACTTTAGAGATAACGACAAGGATAATTCAGCAGAAGAAATCGGTAAGGAATATATAGATATAATTGGAGCAAATTGTCACAGAGCAGGTGCAGCAAGTACAGTTATTGGTGGTTGGTCAACAGCTTGTTTAGTTAGGAATGTTGAAAAGCAGTTTTTGGATTGGCTTAAATTTATGGATAAGCGTAGTTTATCAATTGTAATCTTAAAGGAATTTTAATATGCAATATAGACCAAGACTAACCGAACTAGAAAATAAACTAATACAAGAATTCCGTAATTCAAATGAAACACGAGTTTTGTGTATTGGTGATTTACACGAGCCATTTTGCTTGGATGGATATTTGGAGTTTTGTATTGAGATGTACAAGAAGCACAATTGTAATAAAGTTGTATTTATTGGAGATGTAATAGATAATCACTATTCAAGTTATCACGAAACAGATGTTAACGGAATGTCTGGCGGGCAAGAATTAGACTTAGCTATTTCAAAGATTTCAGAATGGTATAAAGCATTTCCAATAGCAGATGTGACTATCGGTAATCACGATAGGTTAATTATGCGTAAGGCGCAAACTGGAGCGATTCCGAGTAGATGGATTAAAGCCTATAAAGAAGTTCTTGAAACTCCTAATTGGAACTTTACCGAGCGTGTGATAATAGACAATGTGCAGTACATACATGGAGAAGCGGGTACTGCATCTGCTAAATGTCGTGCGGATATGATGTCAACAGTACAAGGTCATCTTCATACGCAATGCTACACGCAATGGTTTGCCGGTGCTAACTTTAAAGTATTTGGTGCGCAAGTAGGTTGCGGAATAGACCACGAATCCTATGCAATGGCTTATGCAAAGGCAGGTAAGAAGCCGATTATAGGATGTGCAATCATAATAGGAGGCAAAACTTGCATAAATGAACTAATGGAATTATAATATAGAGGGGATTTTTCATACTTTTTTCCTCAAATAATGCTTACTATTGATTTAGTAGGCATTTTTTTTTTGCGTATATAACCCTTGTAAACATTGACAAAGTGAAAATAAATGAAAATAATTTGTTTAAAAGTATTGTAGATATAAACATTATACATATCTTTGTAAGGTCAATAAGGCACAGAAAATTTAAAAATAAAGATTATGAATTTATCAGAGTTAAATAATACACAGAAAAATAATTTAATATTATATCTTTCAGTTGGATATAATGAATATTCTAAAATAGGCAATTCAGTATTATTTAAAAAATTCGAAGACGAAAAAATTATAATTATTGATTATGGTATTGAAAGAGAATATTCTGCATCGGATGTTATCAATGGATATAAAAATATTATAAAAACCAGAACAAATGAAGAATTAATTGATATTTTAAATCAAAAAATATTACACAAGATATCTGAAATTGAAGAAGCTAATTCACAATTGGTTTATAATGCAGAGCATAAATATAGAACGAATAATAAAAAAAATAAATTTAGAATAAATATTGATAAAAAAATAAAATTTTATACAAAATTAATAAATCAACAAAAAAAATCAATTGAATGGATTAATGTTAAAAAATAATATTTAACAAAACAAGGGGTGAAATTCCCCTATAATTTTAACTCTTAAAAAAAACAACATGAATTTAAAAGCAATTTCAGCATGGTTAAACAAGGATGTTAAACCAAGTACACTTGAAAACACTTATGTACCATTAAACACGCTTAAAATAGCAAAAACGATATACCCGAATGGCAAAAAACAAATGTCATTGAATGGTAAGGATGAGTGGTATGGTTTAAGTGCGACTAATATGTTAGCTAAAACAATCATAAAAGGTAATTAATAGCTAATATAATGGCAGATATAACAATGTGTACGGGTAAAGATTGCCCATTTAAAGAAACGTGCTACAGATACACAGCAACAGCAAATGAATTTAGGCAAAGTTATTTTTTTGAACCACCTATTATTAAAGGTAAAGAAGTAACTTGCGAGTATTATTGGGAAATTAAAAAAGAAAAGAAATGAAAGTAAAAATAAGATTAGAAGTAATTGTACCTAATAATACTGATTGTACTATGCCAGTATTTGAAATTGTTAAAATTAAATTTGACACAACACAAACAACAATTATTTAAAAAGATTTAATATGTATTGGGAAACTAAAAAAGAAAAGAAATGAAAGTAACATTAGAATTTGACGGAAACGAAGAGCAAGAAGATTTGCACTTAGCATTGGATGGCTACAAATGGAAAAATGCCATGTGGGAATTAGATCAAGAATTAAGAAAAACAACCAAGCACCAAGTTAGTATAATTTCATTTAACGATAATGCAAGCGAACAAGAGATGGAAATCGCAGAAGCTGTAAGAAGAACAATTAGAAAAATATTAGACGACTACAATTTAAATTTAGACATATGAAAGATTTTAGAACATCAGCAAAACAAATAGAAGAAATGTATAATAAATTAGAAGCAAAACAAAGAGCAGAAAACTACATGAGTTTAAAGGATGGGTATAAAGAAAATAAAGATACTCACTACGACAATTCAAATGGCAGCTTGTATCTATTTGCAGAACAAAATGAATTAAATGCGTGGGAATTTGACATTATTAAACGGATTGTTCGATGCCGCAAGAAAGGACAATTTCAGGAGGATTTGCAGAAGACAGTTAGAGTGATAGAATTATATTTAAAAGAATATGAGTTATGACAGCAAAAGAGAAAGCAATTAAATTAGTAGAAAGATTTGAAAATTTGCAAAGTAATAAGATGTCAGATTATTCAAAAATAGAATATCCAACTGCTAAACTGTGTGCACTGATTGCGGTGGATGAAGTATTAGGCTACATGGGAGCGGACAGAGGTACTGAATTTTGGCAAGAAGTCAAACAAGAAATTGAAAAGCTATGACTAAAGAAGAATTCT